CCAGCCGAAGGGATAAGACCCACCTTCCTACCCATGTTTTGTTGGAGGATGTGCCGGGCCTTGCCCCTACCTCCCTGCTGCTGTTGGAGCAGATACGGACGGTTGACCGTAGGCGGCTGCGAGGCTATATCGGGCAGATCAACAAGAAAAAGATGAAGGAGATCGACACAGCCCTGGCAATCAGCGTGGGCCTGCGTTCTCTGGCATAGGACAGGCGCCCTTCTGAATAGATTGGAGAGGCAGAAAGGAGGAACCTGTTTGAAATCACTCACGCTTGCAGAGCTTGATACGCTCTCCGCCGTTGATATTAAGACGGTCGATCCAGAACAGCTTGTCGATATTCGGGATATATCCATCCACACAGAACTTCCAAGAGAGGAACGGATACTGGACTTCATCCGTCAGATCCGCAACCCCTACTGCTTCCGCCACGGAAAGATCGTCGTGAAAATTGGCTTTTCCGAGGCGGCCAAGGAAACCACAATGGAGGAACAATTTGAAAGCTATCTCCGTACCCTGTAAATCCCTGACACGAATGGAACCGAAAAAAATACCTGGACACTGACTGTGCCCTGCTGTATAATAGAAATCGGACAAAACTCGCACTCCAATCGTTGTTGGGACTGACGAACAAAACGATTGGAGGCATTGTTATGAAAAATTTGACCGCGCAGGCTGTTTATAACGCCGACATCTATCTCCGGCTGTCTGATGATGATGGAGATAAGCCGGAAAGCAACAGCATCAAGAATCAGCGGGAATTTATCACGGAATTTTTGAAATCAATGCCAGAAATCCGCATCCATGCCGAGAGGAAGGATGACGGGTTTAGTGGCGTTGATTTTTTTCGTCCTGGGATTCAGGAAGTCTTACAGGATGTGCGTTCCGGCGCAGTCAACTGCGTCGTGGTAAAAGACCTGTCCCGTTTGGGGCGCAACTATATTGAAACCGGAAAGGTCTTACAGGAGTTTGCAGACCACGGGATACGGTTCATCGCCATTAACGACGGCTATGATACCGCCAATTTACAGGGGCAGGCCAGCACCATCCTGCTGCCCATCAAAAACCTGATGAACGATTCTTACAGCCGGGATATTTCAGTGAAAATCCGCAGCCATTTGGAGGTTAAAAAAAGAAAGGGGCAGTTTGTGGGGGCGTTTGCCGCCTACGGCTATCTGAAATCACCGGACGACAAGAATCAGCTTGTTGTGGACGATTACGCCGCCGAGGTGGTGCGGGATATTTTCCGCTGGAAGCTGGAAGGAATGAGCCAGCAGGGGATCGCTGACCGGCTGAACGCCGATGGGGTCCTCTCTCCATCAGAATACAAGCGTTCCCTGGGGATGAAGTATATCTCCGGCTTCAAAAGCAATCCGCAGGCCAAGTGGTCGGCGGTAGCGGTTGGGCGCATCCTGAAGAATCCCCTCTATATCGGTGTGATGGTTCAGGGAAAGACCGGGCGACCAAACTATAAAATCAAGAAGCTGATGGAGAAGCCAGAGGACGAGTGGATCAGGGTTCCCGGCGCCCATGAGCCGATTATCAGCGAGGTGGATTTTCGGACAGTCAGCGGCCTGCTGTGCCGGGACACCAGAATCGCCGTACAGAAAAAGACGGTCTATCCCTTTTCGGGACTTTTGTTCTGCGCTGATTGCAAGCAGAACATGATCCGCAAGACCGTTCCGGCTGGCGGGAAAAAATATTTTTATTACTCCTGCTCCACCAATCGGGCGGACAAAACCGCCTGCACTACCCACAATATCAGCGAGGTGCTGCTGACAGACGCAGTTCGTGACTGTATCCACGCTCACATGGAAACGGTGCTGAACATTGAGAAAACCCTGCAATTCATCGCCGCTCTCCCCGCAGAGGACACAGAGGCCAGAAAGATTGACCGGCAGCTTGAAAAGCTGAAAGCCGATTATGAACAGGCCATGCGGTTCAAAATGTCCGCTTATGAGAAGTTCGTGGACCATCTGCTGAATGAAGATGAGTTCAAGCAGTATCAGCGGATTTACACGGAAAAGTGCGAGGCGATTGCGGCGGCCATCAGTAAGCGGCAGGAGGAATTGGACGCCATTGTGCGGGCGGGTTCCCCGCAGGGAGAATGGATCGCCCATTTCAAGTCCTTCCGCCATGTGGATGTGATGGAGCGCAAAATCCTGGTGAAGATCATCGACCGTATCTATGTCTATGAAGGGAACCGAATTGAGATCATTTTCAAGTACCAGAATGAGTACAGGGCGGCGGTAGCCTACATCGAACAGTATATGGATCGTCAGGCGGCGCAGGCAGCCCCCACGGTAAAGGAGGCGGTGTAAATGGCGCGTGTGAGCAGAAGAAAACAGATAGCGGCCGCACAGGGCGTTCCGGTTGATGTACTGCCCAAGGCCGCCGCTCTGCGGATTTTCCGCACAGCTCTTTATGTGCGCCTCTCCATCATGGACACCCGTGACCGCAAGGACAGCGAGAGCCTGCAAACGCAGATCGACTATCTGTGTGGGTATATCGCCAAGCACCCTGATTTGGAGCTGTACGACTGCTATCGTGACAACGGAGAAACCGGGACAAATTTTGAGCGCCCTGGATTCCAGCGGATGATGGAGGATGTGAAAGCAGGCCGGGTGGACTGCATCATCGTGAAAGACCTGTCCCGGTTTGGGCGCGACTTCCTGGAAACCGGAAACTTTCTGGAAAAGGTACTGCCCTTCATGGGAGTGCGGTTTATCTCCGTCAATGATAACTACGACAGTATCCGGGCGGACAGCGGAGAGGCCATGACCATCGCGCTGAAAAACCTGATGAACGACATTTACGCCAAGGACATTTCTCAAAAGGTGTATTCTGCGCTGGACACCAAGAAACGCAGCGGCGAGTTTATCGGCAATTTTGCCGCCTATGGCTATGTGAAATCCCCGGAGGATCGGCATAAGCTGGCCGTTGACCTAGACGCGGCGAAGGTGGTGCAGCGCATTTTTCGGATGAAAAAAGATGGAATGAGCAACGCTGCGATAGCAAGAACATTGACTGCCGAACAGATTCCCAATCCCAATTACCACCGCTATTTGCAGGGCGTTGTGTTTACCAAGAGGTTTTCTGAAAACAGCCCGTGGCAGACACAGACAGTGAAGCATATTTTGGAGAATCCGGTGTATCTGGGGCACATGGTTCAGGGCAAGAAAATCACAAAACTGCACGCTGGGCAGAAGCAAAAAATTATGCCCCCATCAGAATGGATCATTGTCCCCAACACTCATGAGGCGATCATTGAGCAGGAACTGTTTGATGCGGTTCAAGCCATTTTGAAAGTCAAACACGAGGAATACCACAGCCGTCTGGGGAAATACGCCCATTTTGACAGCGAAAACATTTTTGAGGGGCTTGTGGTATGCGCGTGCTGCCAGCACAATATGACACGCTATAAGAGTGTTTATAACAAAGGCAGGACGGTGGCGTACCACTTTATCTGCCCCCGCCACGCTATGCTTCTGGATGCCGGATGCCCCAATACGGGTGGCCTGCGAGAAAACGATTTGAAAGCGGCCGTTTATGAGGTCCTTCGATTGCAGATGGCGATGCTCACGGATGCGGAGGCAGTCATCCAAAGGGTCAGCCGGTCCTCGGCGGCCAGAAGCCGCAGGACGGCTCTTGACAATGAGATCATATCGGTGCAGGGACGCTTAAAGAAGCTGGACACACTCCGCCAGACGCTCTTTGAAAGCTATGTGGACGGTATTGTAACGCAGGCGGATTATCTATTCGGGAAAAGCCGGTATGAGGATGAAGCCCGCCAGCTTGAGGGACGCCTTCAGGATTTGCAGGTCGAAAAGGACGCCTTGCCGGAGGCAAGTCCCAAACAAAATAAGTGGTTTTCCGCTTTTGCCAAGTTCCGGGATGAAAAAGAGCTGACCCGTGAGATGCTGCTGGCGCTGGTGGAGAAGATCTATGTGAATGAGGACAAGCAGGTACATATCGTGTTGAACTATCAGGACGAGATGAAGAAGTTGTTTCAGGAGGAGGTGTAGCACGATGCCGGAGGTCTTACAGCAAATGTTGAACTATGTGATCGCCATTTACATCCGGCTTTCCGCCGAGGACGGCGATCTGTCCGATGAAAAAAGCGAAAGCAACAGCGTTGTCAATCAGCGGGCCTACATCCGCCGTTTCATTGAGCTGCGGCCTGAATTTGCCGGGGCGCAGATTCTCGAATTTTGTGATGACGGTTATTCTGGGACGAACATGGAGCGGCCAGCCGTCCGGCGGCTTTTGGAACAGGTGCGTCAAAGGAAAATCAACTGCATCATCGTCAAGGATATGTCCCGGTTTGGGCGCGACTATATCGTGGTTGGGGACTATCTGGAACAGATTTTCCCTTTCCTGGATGTGCGATTTATCGCCATCAATGATTCCTACGACAGCAAGGATCACAAGTACGGTTCTGCGGGCCTGATTGATGTGTCCTTCCGAAATGTGATCTACGACCTTTACAGCAAGGACTTGTCGGAAAAAGTGAGATCGACCAAAAAGCAGCTTGCCGAAAAAGGCTACTGTGTTGCCCCCTATGCGTTCTTTGGCTATCAGAAAGCGCCTGGGAATAAGCACACTCTTTTGGTGGACGAGGATGCCGCCGCCGTGGTCCGGCGTGTGTTTGACCTCTTTACCAGCGGCCTGTCTACTACGGACATAGCCAGAAAGTTCAATACAGAAGGAGTGCTGACCCCGCTGCAAAGGAAGCGGCTACAAGCGGTGAGCCGGAAGTGGAACTGCGTAGACCAGAATAAAAACTACTGGACTTCTTCTATGGTTCGCAAGATACTGGATGATGAGCGGTACACCGGCAAAGCGATCTATGGCAAGACTACCCGAAAAAAGGTGGGTTCCAGCCGGGTCAAGGCTGTTACAGAAAATCAATGGACTGTTGTGGATGGGGCGTTTCCGGCAATCATTACGCAGGAGGTTTTCGATACGGCCAAGAGCCTGAATCGGGGTTCCCATCCCGGTTCTACCGGGGAAAGCACACGAGTTTTCTATCGGAAGATCCGGTGCGGTCACTGTGGGCTTGCGATGGAACGGCTACAATCTACCCGCCCCTGCTATGTGTGCCGGACAGACAGGTATAAGCCGGATATTGGGTGTCCACAGGACAGGATAGATGAAAAGGAACTGGAACAAACGGTTTTAGCATCTATTCGCACGATGGCCCAGCTTGTTCGAGGGGCGGTTCAGGCGAAGCAGCGCCAGTCCGCAAAAGATGCCCGATACAACCAGCGCCTTGACCGGCAGATCAAAGCACACCAGAACTCAATTCAAATGCGGCGGCAGGAAAAGATGGCGGCTTTTGAGGATATGGTGTCCGGCAAAGTCAGCTCAGAGGACTACCAGCATAAGCGAGGACGGTGTGAAAAACATATCCAGCGGCTTGAAATTAAAATCAAAGAGCTGGAGGACGCCAAACGGCAGGCAAAGGGAGAAGAACTCTCCGCTGGCAGCATACTCCCCTATACTAATGTCAGGACATTGACACGGGAACTGGTGGATTTACTGATCCAGAACATCTACATTTACAGTTCAACTTCCATTGAGATCGTTTGGAAATGCGGGGACGAATATCAACGGCTGCTTGCCGATACCACAAAAAAGGAGGCTGCGGAGCATGAACAGGGATAAAAAACGGTATTGGCTCTATGGGCGTGTTGCTTCACCTGATAAATGGGCTTTGGAGAACCAAATGATTTATCTTCGCAGCTTTGCAGAAAAGTATCAGCTCAATGTTGTGGGAGAATCCCAGGACGAGGCCAGCGGCCTGACCTTTTACCGGCCTGGGCTGAATGATTTTCTGGAAGCTGTCCGGCAAGGACAGGCCGACGCTCTTTTGACAAAAGATTTGACACGCCTGGGGCGAGATGTCATGCAGACTGCCTCATGGATCGCAGACTTGAATACTTCGGGTGTAGGCGTGTTTTCCGTCACAGACTTGACTCTCCGAGGGCTTTAATTACTGAATCAGCGTAAAATCCGGCAAAAAATCTCATAAATTCTTTGGTTTTCTCTTGACATTAGGAGACGATGGCTATTCCGGCACGAATTTCAATCGCCCAGCCTTTGAACAGATGATGGATGACATGAGCAACGGCGACATCGCCGTCATCATCACAAAGGATCTTTCCCGCCTTGGAAGAAACCAACTGCACACCGGTCTTTATATCGAGGAGATATTCCCTTCCAATGATGTGCGCTACATCGCTGTCAACGACAATGTTGACACCAAGTATGAAAACAGCAACGAGCTGATGCCTTTCAAGAATTTGTTCAATGAGTGGCACGTGCGGGACTGCAGCCGCAAGGTGCGGAATGTAGTGAACGCCAAGGCACAGCGGGGAATCCGGGTGGGGACACGAGCTCCTTACGGCTACCGCAAGGGTGCAACCAAGGACTCTCCTCTGTTGGTGGATGAGGCGGCGGCGGCTGTCGTCAAACGCATCTTCGCCATGTGCGCCGGCGGAATGGGACCAGCCCAGATTGCAAAGCAGCTCAAGAAAGAATGCATCTACAGTCCATCCATGTACGCCTATACGAAATTCGGCACATCCCATTCCGGGCTGAATGCAGAGCGGCCCTACAACTGGACTGGCGACATGGTGGCGGATATGCTTCAGAACATGGTCTACCTTGGGCACACGGTCAACCTTCGCTACAGCACCAAGTCCTACAAGGACAAAAAACGATGTGAACGCCCCAAATCAGAGTGGCTTATCTTTGAGAATACTCATGAAGAGCTGGTGGATCAGGAAACCTGGGATATCGTACAGGAGGTGCGATCTCATAAGCGCCGCCGCACGAATATGGATGAGCAGAATATGTTCTCTGGATTGGTGTATTGTGCGGACTGCGGTAAGCCCATGGTATTGCACCGGGCGCACACCATGAAGCCGGAACAGAATCATTTCACCTGCCGCACCTACAAGAAGGACGGGGCAGAAGTGTGTAGCGCTCACTATATCCGGGAAGTGGCACTGAAGGAAATCGTGCTGGAAACAATCCGCAGAGCCACAGAGTTTGCCAGGAGCGACCCGGAGCGGTTCGCCGCATATATTCAGCAAAAGCAATCTACTGAGGTGGCAAAGGAGATCCGGGGGGTGGAACGGGAATTGTCCACGATGCGGAAACGGGATGGCGAACTGGATGTAGTGTTCAAGCGGATGTATGAGGACAGCGCCTTGGGACGGGTGAGCAATGAGCAGTTCCGTTTGCTGTCTGAGGCATACTCCAAGGAGAAAGCGCAGCTGGCTGAAGCCATCCCTGCCACGGAGGAGCGCCTGGAGAAACTACGCAGTAGCATGGCCAACGCCAAGAACTTCATCGCCAAGGCCAGAAAGTTCACCGACATGACGGAACTGACCCCGGAACTGCTCCGCACCTTTGTGGCGAAAATCATCGTGTATGAGAAAGAGGTCAAATACTCCAAGCACGCACCGCAGAAGATCCACATCTGTTTTCGGGACTTCAACCTCAACGAGACAGACGATATGCTTCTATGCGGAGAGACAACAGAAAAGGCAGACAGTACAATTGCACTGCCTGCCTAATCCGAGGACACGCTTCAAGGTACCCCTATCAGGAGTAGCGGAAGGTGTCCTCTTTTTTTGCTTTTTACACCCGCTGCGCGCATAAATCAACCGCCGCAGGCGGTCGATTTCCACACTTGCGGGCGAGAAGTATTTTTCTGACGCACATGTCGTTGGAAATTACGATTAAAATTATTTCGCGCCTATAGGCGCGAAACTCTGCGAAGCTTTTTGCCGAGTTAGTGTCGGTGACATGCGTTTTGACAAAATTTACGTCTGGTTTCTTGTTGCTTCGTGCGCATACTATTGCTTGGGTATCGCGGGAGATGAACGTAAGGAGAAATGCAGCAATGAAGCAGACCCTTGCCATGCTTTTTGTGACGGCGCTGCTGCTCTTCTCGCTCGCGGGCTGCGGGGAGAAGAAGGACAGCAACACCGCCAACGGCCCGTCGACCGGTACGACCGACAACGGCGCGGCGGACAGCGGCAAAAAAAAGGATAACATGCCGGTCGACGACATGAGCGGCGAAAACAAAAAAGACGACAGCGTGACCGGCGACGGCATGATGGGCGACGACATGGACGGCGACGGAGAGAATACGACGCGCAGCGTCGACC